ATGTTTGGTTAGTTTAGGCATCACTGGACTATAGTGACGTTCCTGTACAAACAGGGTGGCCACACGATAGTCCACTAGTTTCATAATCATCTATACAGAACTTGCTTGTCCAAAAGGTTCTGACGTAGAAGAATCAATGTAGTCACCATTCTCTTGATATTTACGGATGATAGTTTCTTTTCTAAGAACACCATCTACATACCGATATGTTATCAAAGCATGACTGACTACACCTTTAGATTCAAGTCCATCGAATGCCGACTTCAGTGGGCCTTCTTTTGCAACCATTTTAAACTCCTAGTGCGTGTGCAATCGAGCGTGTATCTTGAGGTAATGATTTACCTTCACGCAACCATGTTTCCATCTGTTCAAAGTAGAAGGCTGCATCATCATGTCCTTCTGATTCAAGTACCTCTTTTGCATACTTGAAGAAGTTCACAGTCTGCATACCACTACCTTCTCGCAGTGTTGCTGGTTTAAATTTTCCTGCTCTTTGATTACTCATTTGAAATTACTTCCTTTCACATCGAAAATTAAGCAAACCCTGACAATAGGGGTTGCGTTCACTACATGGTGCATTTGTTGATTATCAAACCACCACAATTCACCGGCATTGAATCTTTGTGTCTCATCACTTACTGTGAAGTCATAGTATCCATTCAATACCATATGGAATCTGTCTTTGTCCTCATAATACTTCCCACCATCAATGTGGGGGTAAACCTGTTTCTCTGAACCTAGATAGACAACAGCCACTCTGTATATGCGTCCACCATAGGTGTTCTCAAACCAATTTAAAAATTCTTTACACTTCTGATACTTCTGAAAATGTGCAGTTTCTACAGTTGTGTGTGTATCGTCAAAATGTGTTCCCTCATCGTATCGTATTCCCTTCACGAGATTGATAGACATGGTTTCTTTTTGACACTCAATATTGTCTTGCCGATTAGTCTCTTTGTAGAAGTCATCAAAATTCTCTGCGACTTCTTGCATCATCGGCAAAACATTCATGCCCTTTTGTAGACACTTAAATCTCAATTTAATTTGTCCTTCGGTAATTGCATAACTAGACTATTCAAAACATTGTTCCAATATTGAACAGCCCAGTCTGATAGATTTGGATATTGCAGTGCAGTTGCAACTGCATCTATCCGTCTTTCTAATAGTTGTAGTTCTGTCATACCATTGCACTCAAAACTAGATTAGCGATAATCAATGCACCTATAATCTCAAGCATTGATAATCTCATAAGCGGTATCTACTGCATCGAAACCATATCCACCGATATGCCATTCGTATTCTTCAGTAGGGATATAACCGTCTTTCCAATTATATATAGAGAACTTGACATCACCATCTTCTGTTTCTGCCAAGACATTCCATTCTGCATTTACCTTTGCATAAGGGTCTGCATCTTTATATGTTGGGGCTCCAAACAACTCAACCAACTTATCGTAGGTTGTTGTAATTTTGCCCTGTAAAGAACTCATGTTCATGTTTACAAATTGATTTACTTCATAGTTCATACTATTCTCCATTATCATTATAAATTATTATACCACCAGTTACCATTAATGTCAACCCAATAAAGATTGCCATCATCATTTCACCCATAGAGTTTGCGTACTCCATGCACTTTCCATCACAATCACCGGCAGAACCAGCGATTGCAATCATACCACACACTACTAAAAATCCACCTAAAATCGTTTTCATATCTCTCTCCTTATACAGTCTCAATCATACAACCATGAGTCTCTTTGACAACAAAGGTAACGTCTGTACCTTCTGCCATCTCATTCAGAACCATCTGTTCCTCACAGGCATTACCTATGCACTGATGTTCTGAAACTACCTCTGGGGTTTTATTTGGTTCACACTTCACAACGGCAAAGGCCTCAATTGGATGTCCAACATTATTAAACATAGCGAATCACTCCTCTCAACTACCCTTATATGCTATCATAGCAAGGAATATATGTCAAGGGCGAAAGCCTATTTTTTTAGGCTTTCTTTGATTTTTTCTAACAACTCTGGAAGTGGATCTTGATTTGCTTGATACAAGATTCCGATACCACCTTTATTAATCCATCTACCTATGTTGGTAGGTTTATCATCGACTAGTATGTTAGGTGAACCATCCAACTTGTTAGTTGCATATTTCTCTTTCATACCTGTAAAGATAAGTTTGTCGATTTCTGGTAGGTAGTTGTGTCTAGTCAACCATACCCTTTTCCAATATGCAGAGTTATCTCTATCACCTCTTAGTGGTGAAGAACAGATACCCCAATCACCTATAGCCTTCGCAAAGTTTACTAACTTTTCTGAAGTCTCAAAAGTGTCTAAAGTATTGAAGAAGTCAGTACCTTGCAATTCGGTAATCGCCTTCTCTTTATTCTGTATTTTCTTCCAATGGTCTTTACCGAACTTATGGGCGAACCCTGTAAAGAAGTCGGCTATTACACCATCCATATCTAAGTATAACGTCATATACGCTCCTCTCTTATTTTTTCCATTCGCATCACACTGTCAATCCATTTCTCTGGCGTCATAATGTGTTGCGATACAGTTACTTTCAATTTGTTTTTCTTGAACTGCCCTTTGAGTATCTTTGCAAATTCAGTTCCCAAGAACCGTGAGGACAGTTTGATTACATCACGGCGAAACCCAATATCATGGTGCATATTACCACACAAATGAGCGAACTCGTGAATAATTGTGTAAGGACAGTTAGTCTCTTGAAGTCGCATTGCACCGTAGTAGGTTGCCTGTCCGGCAGTGCGTCCACGAAAATGTGCAAGTTCCAAAGTTGGATTGCGAACACCAGAACGTGATGCATCAGTCTTGATGCACAAGTCTTGATATGTCTTAGACTTTGCAACCTTCTTGAAAAACTTTTGAGTACCTTTCCAATCTAGTCGTTTGAATTTGTTACTAAGCATATTCTCTTTAGATTGATTTTTCCACTCTGCAATTGCAGCGAACTCTGCATTGTACGTTTTCTGGCGTCCAGAATCTTTGAAGTTTGCTTTACCAGTTTTGATAACCTTCTGTTTCTTCTGCCAGTAGTTTGCATACTTGTTTGCATAGTCGTGAGACATAATTTTTAGGGCTGCCTGATAGGCGTCTGTCGAACTATTAATCATAAGTCACCTGTGTTGCATAGTCAATTTCATCAAAGATTGCTTCGAGTTCTGCAATCTTTTCCTTGCACTTCATTTTTGCAAATCCAGTGCCAGGGGTTTTCTTTTTCTTTCGTTCTAAAGACTTCAACATATCTTTAAAGAACAAATAGTCGTTTTGCAATTTTGTCAATTCATCCATTACTGAACTCCTTCTTCTAACGCACAAATCGCCTCGTGAATAAAATCTCGCAGAATGTCGAGGGGTATTTCAAACCGTCCGTTGACAGGTAAAACACAGGCATTCATACAAGCAGTAATGTCACTAGTACCGATACCTTGGCCAGTACCAACAACGTCACCAAACATAAATTCGACTTCTTCAGTAACAATCTCTTTCAAAGTCTCTAAATTCTCAAGGGTAGTAGTCATGTTTTTCTCTCTTTCTCTCAACTTCTATAGCTATGCTATCAAAACAAAATAGGTTTGTCAAGGCCTAAATGCAAAAAAAGCATAAAAAAAGCCCCTGTAAAATCAGGGGCTTATCATTTTTTTGAAAATAATTAGCGTTTTTTCTTGGCTAATTCTTGTGAAATCCACCGTTTTGCCGTTGGATTCGATACTTTTTTGCGAATCAGCATACTGATTCGTTTCCATACCTTTGCAAATACATCCTCACCAGCATCGTTATTGTCTACGATAATCATACTGGATGCACCGAATAGTCTCTGGAATTTACCTATGTTCTGTTGAACACCATTCCACATTACCTCTACCTGTTTCTCGGGCAGTGTACGTTTTCTCATCTTGTTACGTTCTTGTGCAGTATCAAGTGAGGTGTTGACAAAAATCATTGCACACTCATATCCAAGAGATTGTAGGCCAGAAACTTGTTTTGAAATCTTGTCGTAGTCTTTACCTGTACCGTCAATAATTAGTCCAAGTCTACCGTCTAGAAAGTTACCTTGCATACGTTTGGTAACACCCTTGGCCTTAACACGAATCTCTTGTCCTTCGTCAGAGTAGATATCCTCTGGTGTAGTGTCCAAACCAGCGTCCTTCAACATCTTTTCATAGATGTCATCACTGTTCACAATCTTCATACCAAGTCCACCAGTGGTACGCCTGACAACATATGATTTACCGCTGCCAGGCCCACCTGCTAGGAAAATTGCTTTGAATATGTTGGGATCATAGACTCCCTCTTGCAACTCCGTAAATGTTTTCATGTTTTATTCCTAACAACTCCATAGTTCGTTTTCGATATATCTCTTCATAGTATTTAGTATCCTCTCTTTTCTCATTCACCACTGTCCTGTTAATCTGTTTTTGGAAGTTCATTTTCTTGATTCGGTTTTTGAGTTTTGCAGTCATGTTTGCCTCTTTCATGTTTGAGTTGATAATGCATAACAAAGATTTGAGTTGTCTTTTGGCCCTCCTATTAAAATACTATATCACCAGCGTCAGCAGAACCTCTGGGGATAATTTCTTCTGTTGATTTACCACCGTCTAGTGCAGTAACACCATTAGATGGATATGGCACTTGAACTGTATCACGAACACAATCTATGTGTAATTCGTGTGTCATTTTTCCAGCACCCTTTGAAAATTCGTGTCTTAGATTTGTGATTAAATATCGTCCAGTGAGATATGGGTCTTGTGCCGTTTCTGAATCTGTTTGGTTCTTCAGAATTATACCAATCAAGTCTCCAGCCTGCAATGTTGTATTGCCTGGCACCTTGATTCGTAGTGTAATATTTGTTTCTAATGATACTATCCTTGAACGTCTTTGTTGTAACCAGATATCAATTCCAGAGTAGTCGATATCTGTATCAAAGGCTGGATCAAGCAATCCACCTACTTTATCTCTTTCAGTAGTTTGAACATATTGGGTAGTTTTAGGGTATTCGGTGATTTTGTTTCCAAAGTCATCTTTTGCCTCTGAGATTGGTGGAGCCTTTTTAGAACCGTATGAATTGAATTCATCTGCATGAATACTATTACTATATTCTTTCAAGTAATCAAATTCGTGATGTGTATACTTCTTATTATATATATCAACTTCAAGTAGGTCAGAAGAGTACATTCCTGATCTTGCCTGTAAAATTGTATCAGTAGAATTCATAATTTCATAGTCTAAAATATTTGTCAAGTTCAGTGCAGTATTGTCTGGATCATCTGTAGGTGTAACTTCACGAAAAACCATACGAGGGTTCTTCCTATCCATCATACTGTCAATAGTTCTAAAATAATATCCCTTGATGGTTTCGTAAAAAAAGAATGATGGTGAAAAGTTATACTCTTTTGACAGACACCTTTTTGATAGATTGTTGATAAAGTCAAATGGCCTGTTATTAGGTGCAATTATCTGAAAGTTATTTGTAGTTTCTTCATAGTAGAATTCTTTTTTAGAGTTAAGATACTCTTCACTACGAATAACCTTTTTAATCATATCATTTACAGGTTCACCCTTAAATGATTGAGAGACACGAATACGATTGTTTCTTATCATTTCACCTGTAGTAAAACTAAGACTAAATGTTTTAGTTCTATCGTTTATGTTTATACTTGAGGCAACTTTATATACATGAAGTGGGGTGTCAGTAAAATTGACAGCCATAGTTCTTTCCGTATCATCTTTTGCATTAGGTGTTACGAGAACAAGTCTTAACTTTTCCTGTCCAACAATAGAGGCATTGGCAGTTAAGTTGTTTGTATCTACGAATGAGATGTTACCAGTGATTGAGTTTGAAAAGATATCTTCAAAAATTGTTACAGTTGCAAGTTGTTCTAAGAGATTAAGTTCTAATCCACCTACCGTACATAACGTGCATTCATCAACAATAAATTCACCAGCGTACTTTATATCCGCCATTATATCATCCGTTCATTAAGTTTTTAAATTCTTTTTTAATGCCGTCAATAAACCTTGGTTGCACTAAACGAATTCTTCTATTTTTCTCTTGAAGTCTTTCTTCGTACACATAATTAGTTACTATGGTTGCACCAGCCGGAATTGACGTTGCAGATTCGTTTGGAAGTTCTATGACTTTTGTGGTGTCTCCTGATTCCTGTTGGTACTCATAATGATGAATACCATTTGAATCATCATACTTTTCTTTTACATATGATTCAAATGCTGGAACTGTCATAGGCCACTGTGTATAGTAATCTACAATATTGTTTGTCATAATAATAACCCAATGAAGTTCTGGGTCACCATAAAATTCATTTGCAATATATTCTGGTGTCTCACCATTCTTTACATCATAGTAGTCAAAGTTTACGGAATTTCTTTTAAAGTAATCTCTAAGTCTGATTCTCTTAGTTAGATTAGTCATAACTGTATTAGTACCATTGCCACGAACATCGTACTCTACTTTAGGAAAATAAGAAAAATAAGCCATGATTAAAAACCTTTTGCAATACGTTCTTTTGTAATGATTTCTAGTTCTTTAAATCCTAGTGAAAGTTGAGTTTCCACTGGATGGTCATCATCAAAGAACTGTGGACGATCACCACCGTAATTTACTTGAACACTTTGTAATACAGAGGTAGATATTTTGTGAAGATGTGTGTTTGGAAAATATTCAATGTCAAAGGTTGAAGGTGTAATCATAGTTCTACCAGTTAAGTCACTACCTTCAATTTCAGGCATTGCATGGTATCTAAATGTTGTCACAATATTTTCTATTGTCTCTGCTTCTTTTGCGTTGTTTGGTAACAGTCTAAACTCAAATGAAAATTCTCTTCTTCCAATACCCTCAAATGCCATCTCTGTTCTATTATTTAAAACTGTTCCTCTGGCAAGTTCAACTGCTGTTTTAGCGCCTGGAGCAATAGTTGCATCTAGTGCCATAAGTGCCATTTGTTCAAGTTGAGCCGCACCACCCTTTAATGCATCACCACCTAGTTTTTTTGCAATTTCACTATTACTTGCTCCACTAGATAAAGTGTTAATAACTGAAGATGCACCGGCAACCACTGCACCTATCTCTTGTTCACCATAGTTTGCCGTATGAGCAACTGCTAGTTTTGCAGGCATATACAATGCAATCGCCTGTGATAATCTTTGAGTTGGTGCTCTTTTTAAAGAAAGTGTTGTGGCCTCTGGACGAACAGAGCCAGGAGGATTAGGACTTGTATCATACGAGCCTGCCCCAAAATGAATTTTTGATTTGGCCTGTTGGTTTATATAGAACATGACATAGTGTTTATGCCTATCCATAGTTCCTAGTGTTTCTGGATACGTCAGCATAGGTGAACCCATACCACCACTATTTGTTCTTTTGATTGTAGGTATAACTGCCATTCTAAATAGTCCTATACATTGTGAAAGTATTTATATCGGCATGGCATACAGAGGAAGATATATTCCATCAAAACCACGAAAATACAAAGGAGACCCTTCTAATATTATTTATAGAAGTCTCTGGGAACGTAAGTTTATGGTTTATTGTGATAGGAATGACAACATTTTAGAATGGGGTAGTGAAGAGATTATCATACCCTATATATCTCCTCTTGATGGTAGACGCCATCGTTACTTCCCTGATTTTTATGTTAAGGTAAAACAGAAAGATGGTTCTGTTAAAAAGATGTTGATAGAAGTAAAACCAAAAGCACAATGTGGCCCTCCCAAAACCCCAAAACGCAAGACACCACGATTTGTTCAAGAAGTCCGTATGTGGGGCGTGAACAAAGCAAAGTGGGAAGCAGCGATAGAATTTTGTAACGATAGACAGATGGAATTTAAAATACTTACTGAAGATCATCTGGGGTAAACGTATAAATACAAGTATGGCAGAGATAATTGAAGGCATACTAGAAAAGACAGGCGGTAAAGAACGCAGTATTCGCTGGTTTCGTCAGAAGGTAAAAGAACTTGGTGAAGTTCCTTCTGCACAATTAGTGCGTGAAGGATTTGTAACTGGACGGCCAACTTTGGGTACTATGAACTTTTTCATGTATGATCCAAAATACAAAAATAATAAACAGGTTCTTCCTTACTATGATATGTTCCCTCTTGTGTTACCTATCCAGCCCGTTGGTGGTGGTGATATAAATGAGGGATTTGTTGGTTTAAACTTTCACTATCTATCAATACCCATGAGATTAAAACTGTTAAATATAATACAAGAATATGCAACAAATGATAGGATGGATGAGACAACAAGAATTCGTTTGACATGGAATCGTATCAAAAGAAATCCAATTGTAAAACCAGTTGTAAAGAGATATCTGGCAGATCATGTTAGAGGAACATTCCGTAGAATTGATGCAGAAGAAATGATGGTTGCAGTTTTGTTACCAGTACAAAGATTTGTAAGAGCAAGAGAAACACAAGTATATGCTGATTCTAGAAGAATTATTAATCAGCCTAGGAGAGTATAATGGCACTACAGGAATTCATTTCTAAGTTCTATGATAAGGGAGGCCCTGCGTTTTTAAACAGGTTTGAGGTAATGATTATTTCACCGTTTGAAGCAAACCCAAATATAGCAGATGATAGATATGTATCGTTTAAGGTTGTAAATGTAACAATCCCTGGCAAGAACTTGAGAACTGTTACTAACGAAAATGTATATGGCCCGACATATGAGATGGCACAGGGATTAACGTATGCAGAAAGTGTCTCTATGAATTTCTATCTAGGCACAACACACTTTGAAAGAACATTCTTTATGAACTGGATGGACATGATTGTAAAACCAGATTCATATAACCTTGAATACTATGACAACTATAAAAGAACTATAGACGTTTACCAGTTAGATAAAAATAATCAAAAAACTGCTGGTATAAGATTACAGGATTGTTATCCTAAAACAATAGGTGCAATTGAGTACGCACAAGAGAGTGGTGAAGTAGGACAAATTAGTGTCGATTTTGTTTTTAAAGAACACACTCATATTGATGGATTTGGTAGAGTAGTAAACGAAAAATACGCACCATCAGTAGATTTAAGTGCAAACAGACAAAGAGGGAGAAATATGTCGGTAAATGGTGGTTTAGAAATTGATCCAACCGCCGGCCCCTTTTAATTTAATAATGCAATAGGAGAAATATTATGGCATTACCAAAACTCGCCTCGGCGAAATTTGAATTGACGCTTCCTTCAACTGGTGAAAAAGTTGAATATCGTCCGTTCCTTGTAAAAGAAGAAAAGGCTCTGATGATAGCACAACAGGCTGGAAAGAGTGAAGATATTATGAGGGCAGTTAAGGATGTAATTACATCTTGCACATTTGAAAAAGTGGATGCAGAGAAGTTACCAATCTTTGACTTAGAATATATCTTTATTAATTTAAGAGCAAAGTCTGTCGGTGAAATAGTAAAACTGATGGTAACTTGTCCAGATGACAACACAACAAAAGTGCAAGTTGATGTTGATTTGACAAAGATTGAGTGTCATAAAGAAGTTGGACATGATACTAATATTAGATTAACTGATGAAATTGGTTTGGTTATGGATTATCCAAGAGTTAGTTCTGTAACGGAATTAGATTTAGATAATGAAATGGAATCAACCTTTGAGGTTATCAAGTCTTGTGTCAGACAGGTTTATGATAGTAACAATGTTTATGAAAAAGTAGACATGGATAAAAATGATTTAGATGAATTTATTGAATCTATGACACACGATCAGTTTGAAAGGGTACAGGAATTTTTTAATACTATGCCTAAAGTGAGACATATGATAAAGGTTAAGAACCCCAAAACAGGGGTAGATGGTGAAGTTGTTCTAGAGGGTATGCAAAGTTTTTTCTAGTAGCCCTCTCTCATAATTCTCTGGAAAATTACTATCGGTTGAATTTCCAGTTAATGCAACATCACCAGTATTCATTAACCGAACTTGAAGAGATGTTGCCTTGGGAGAGGGAGATATACGTTTCTCTGCTGTTACAACATCTTGACGATGAAAGAACAAAACAACGTCAACGGGCGATGAATAACCAGAATAAGAGATAAATATTTGTAGAGGAGAACGAGATGGCTGCAAAGAAATTAGAAATAGATTCCAAGTACTCACATCTAGATACGG